GAGCCTAAACTTACCCCTGATATTGAACCTCCAGAACAACCCACTGAGGAATAAACTCATACAGAGCTGGGTTAACTTTACCTGACGACTTAGCCCGAGCAGCAGAAGGTTTAGGTGGACGAGTCTCTTCAAATTTAAGGCGAGTCTGTAAGTCAGCGCGTTCTTTGCGGGTGATCTTATCGCTGTTGGCTAAGAAGTCACGAGCTTTACCACCTGAAGCAGGTTTAGTACGGTATGCATTGTTTGTTGCAAACTCGTGGAGCTTATAGATATACTCACGGCGCACTGAATCTAACCCTTGCGTAGCCACCTTCGTAAAGTCGGGGGACTTAGTATTTGCGGGATCAAACTCAGAGCTTAAAAAGTTAATTAGCTTATCTACATCCCGACCAGCTTTAATTGCTTCGGCTTGGTTAATCCCACGTTCAGCGTCTTTACGCGCTTGCTCTTCTGGGGTCAGCTCAATTTTCCTACGACCACGAGGTTTCGGTGTTTTAGGTTCAGTACCTTCAACTTTTGGCTTAGCAGGGCGACCACGTTTGGGTGCAGTGGGCGATATGGCTGATTGAAATTTAGTACCGTTAGGAAACGCCCAAACATCTCCACTCTTTTTTGTATACCCTTCAGCCATTGCCATTGTCATGCGTGGCCCTGTGTCCATAACATTTCTGGCAACTAAAGCTTCCCCCGGTTTTAGGGTTTTTGCTTTTTTATCGAATGCAAACTTATCGAACGTTCCATTAGCTTCTTTTGGGAATTCTATTACGGTGCCTACCTTTGCGTACATTGGGTAAACAACTCCGCCGGTATTTCCAAACTCTGCCGTAGGGTCGCCGGAATAAGACGATGCTATATAGGGGTTATCCGAAGTAAATATCGCATAACCAGCCCTACCGGAAAACGGATCAACTTGCCCACCGACAAGCCCTCTGTACAGAACCAACGGTTCACCTTTGCTATCTACCACTTTACTATCGCCGAACCATTTCTTAACAGCCGGTTTTGCAGTAGTTTCAACAGGGGGTATAGTAGGTGCAGCAGCTTCGGCTTTCTTCGCTTCTCTTTCTTCGCTTTCAGCTATAGTTTTATCTACGGCGGCGTTAAGTAATGGGTCTTGTTTTGCTCTAAAAGCATCAATCTCCTGATCAATCTTTGCCAACTTTTGTTCTGCGGCAATTTTGTCAGGGCCCATATTAGCCCTTCTTTCTACTTTTTCCGCAGCGGCTCTTTTATTCTTAAGCCTTGTAAATTCTTTTTTAAAGTAGTCTGCATCAAACACTTCAACAGGTGCAGCGGCTTTTACTTCCGCATCCGCTGGTTTTTTAGCCTCAACGACCTTATCCATTGCCGTACGGAATGCTTCTGGATTGGTGGTTATCTCGTCGTAGTTTTCATATACCTGCGCAGCAAACATATCTCGTTTCCACGAGGGTAAGCTATTCCACGCTTTTGCTATCGGTAAGGTTGCTTCCCCAGCTTGCCACATCTGCTGGGCTTCTTCTAATACAGGCGCTTTATCTTCTGCGGGTAACTGAGCATACGTAGGTGCAGGTGCGCGTTCAGTAAGTGTCGGGATTAATGACTCGTCTGGTGTAGGCGCACGTTCTGTCAGCGTGGGGATTAATGACTCGTCTAATGCAGTACGCTGAACTCCTGCTCCAACAACAGGTTCTCCAGCAGCTCCGACAGCTTTATCCAATCCGTCAATATCAAGTGGTGCAACTCCTTCGGTGGTGGCTGCTCCTTCACTAGGCAGTGAAACGCTAGGCTCAATTCTTCCGGCGACAGCTTCAGCACCCGGTTGCTCACCACTAATTGGTTCGGCATTCAAGTCCCCTTCAGCGAATTCTTTACGTGCCACGGATAGGGCTACTTCCGCAGGATACCCGTTGACCTGACGTAACTCAAGAGCACGACGCTCAATAGCAGGATTTGACTCTGCTTCAACCGGGGCTGTGGGTGCAGGAATTACTTCACCCGTTTCGGGGTCAACCGTAAACGTTGGTTCTGTTCTTTCCCGAGGATACGACACTGAAATACCCGGTGCGGTAGAAGTAGTTATATCCCCTTGCAGTGGGGGAACCTCTAACGTTTCTACAGCCATAGGAGTTTCTATGAGCGGCAAGATATTGATGTCAAAAAAGTTAAGCGCACGTTGTGTTGCTTCTTGATTCTCTACACTACCAGCAGGATACTTTTGTGCCTCAGTTATTATTGACTGATATTCTGCATTTAGCGCATCGAAGTTGGCCTTGTCCGCTTGAGTTTGTTCCGCAGTGGGTTGTTCTGGAGGTTCAATATCAGGGGTAAGTTTAGGCTCAACCTTTTTTTGTTGTTGCGCGTCTTTTTGTGTGGCTAACTCGTCTAGAGTAGGAGCCTGTGCACCTTGCAACGCAGAAATTGCCTGAGCATCTACCCCTTGCGGGTTAATAACTGCGTTCTCAAGGTCTGCCATAATTGCGCGACCAAGAGCAGACTGAGGGCTAACTTTTGGTTCAACGTACTTTTGGTAAAAGTCAGTAGCAAATTCTTTACCTTTAGCACCAGCAGCCATTGTGCCGCCTAGCAACATCGTACTAAGAAACTGCTGCTTAAATGCATCTTTAACACTGAGTTCTTCTTTAGACAAACCAGCTTCGATTTCAGCTTGTCGTTGTCCTACACCTGTTGCGGTTTCTCCGATGTTTTCCACTCCAATAGAAGCAGCTCGTTCTACCAGTTTATTTAGCGCAGGTTTAGACATGCCTTTAGCGGGGGCAGAAAACGCCTTAACCATAAACATGTTACCCACTGCTTCTGGAATCGCTTCCCATGCCCCGAATTTTTGTGCAGCGGATTCAAAGTCTCCACGCACCGACTGCCATTCGTCTTTAGTCAGCTCACGCCCGTACAACTGCTTAGTCTTGTTGTTAAGTTGAGTCTTAACCCGATCCAAAAATTCGTCTTTACTTGCACGGTATGAAACGGTACCGGAAGTACCCATCATAGTAGCACCGCCCACTAACGGGTTAGCAGTGATAAGCCCGGCAGCAGCACCAGAAATTATTGATGCTCCCATCGTAGCAAAGCTGTAACCCAGCGATTTACCCAACCCGCCAAGGTCTTCGTAATTTTTGTCTACGTTGCGATCAGGAGTTTCCGTCTGTTTAATTGCGTAATCAAGAAAGTTACCTTCACCACCTGAGATATCCCCCCCACGAATTGCACGTAATGCAGTATTTGCAAACGCTAAAGGTATGTCTTGCGCAGACTGACCAGCTACTACCGCAGCTTCACCAATAGCGGGTAGAGTAGCTCTACCTTCTGGGTTAAATACCCCGCGACTGCCACCAGCCTGCTTATACACCTCACCAACTGACATGCCCTGTTCTTTGGCAATCTTCCTAGCGGCAAGCTCAACGGATGCACGGTCACGATTTGGCCCTAACCCCAACATACGCCCAAGGCGGTCAACAAACGACGGCTCATAGGCAGATAATTCGGATTGAACTGGTTCGTAAGGTGGGTATTCCTGTGGTGCAGGTTGTGGTACTTGCTCTGCAACCGGTGCTTGTGATGCAGGTTGAGCAGGGGGTGCTTCTTGTGTAGCTACAGGTGCTTGCGGTGCAGAGGGTGCTTGAGATGCAGGTTGTGGTACTTGCGCTGCAACCGATGCAGGGGGTGCTTCTTGTGCAGCTACGGGGGCTGCGGGTTCGGGTTCTGCTTGTGAGGCTACAGGTTTAAAAGCGTCATCAAACGAAAAGGTTGTAACTTCCGCTGGTTTAAGAGCATCCTCGAATGAAAACCCTTGAGATGCTTGTGGTTTCAGAGCGTCTTCAAACGAGAATGTATTTGCCATTATGGAACCAATACGAATTGTTTACCGTCCCATTTTGCGGGGCCACGAGCAGTATTGTATATCTGACCGACAACTGCGTCAGCAGCAGATTTAGGCATGGGTAAAGGTTGACGTGCAGGAGCTGGTGAAGGAGCTGGTGAAGGAGCAGAAGTACCACCAGTACCACCAACACCACGACCGGGATTGGCTTGGCTAGTAACTCTTTGAGCTATAAAAGCTTTACGTTCGTCAATTTTTGTTTGAATTTCAGCTTGTTTAGCGGGGTCAGTACGAGCACGAAGTAACTGCATTGATAAATTATCTAATATTGGATCATCTTTTTCTGCGGCTGTAATAGCAGGTGCCATACCCGCACTCGGTTGCATTGGGCGACTTTGAGCGTAATAGTCTTGTTGCGCTAAAATTTTAGCTTTAGCGGGATCTACACCTTGTGAAATGTAATCTTGTGTTTGCCCATTAATATAATCTATTGCAATATCCGTAGCATTTGGAGCGCGAGGTTGTTTCTCTGCAGTAGTACGCATACGGGCAGCACCCATAGTCGCATCGTAAGCCCTATCAGCTTTGTACACGTCGATACCCATCTGCTGAGCTTTCTGCAAGAACTGCTCTTTGCTAACTCCAAGATCAAGCATTTGTTTGAGTGTGTCGCGGTCTTCTTTGCGGATGTCTTTAAGCGCAGACTGGTACTGAGTAACTGCAGGCATAGCACCTGCTGCAATGTTAGCAAACGGGTTGGGTGAAGTGCCGCCTGCGATACCAAGACCCGCTTGGAAGATTGCCATAGCTTTAGCTTGTTCACGTTCAGAACCGCCTTTACCACGAAGGTCTTTAAGCTCTTTAGTGTACTCGTCGAACGCGGCTCTACCTTCAGGTGACATAGCAGGAATTTTGCCGTACATAGATGTAGGAGGAGCATTAGGATCAACTACCTGCCCTTCGTCAGCAAACGCAACAATCCCGCCACCTGCCATACCCATCTCTTCATCTTCCATCATGGGTAGGTTGCTTGGTAGCTGGTCTATACCTTGTTCTTGTTGCTCTTGCTGGTCGGCTTGCTGGAGAATACTTGCAACGACGCTTGGTGGTTTTTCTTGCCCACCCTGAGCTGCCGCCATTTGAGCTTTTTCTTTGGTCTTCTGCTCAATCAGTGGGATGCCAATATAGGCAGGTAAAGAGCCAGACTGAACAGCCTGTTGCAGTTGTTGCACAGAAAGCTTCTCAGCCATAGCCATGCGAGAGTTCATATCCATTACTGACATAACTTACCCCTTTCTCATCGCATTATAAAGGCCGAGCGTATCAAGTCCATCGCTCGTACGAATCTGACCACCGTTGGCCTTACCCATTTGATACAAGCCATAAGCCGCAGTGCCAAGACCGGCAGCTTGAGAAAGACCGCTCGGGTTCTGATACTGAGACATTGTTTGCTGATTGAGCGGTAGACCACGCAAAATGTTACTGAACTGCCCCAACTGTTCCATCGGGTAGTTCTGTTCAGCCATAAACTGTTGGTACAACTGATCAAGACCAGCTTGCTCTTCTTGACGCTGCATCGTACCGGCTCGCATCTGTGCGTCCGTGATGGCTTGTTGCTGACTAAACTCCTGCCCACCAAGTTGACCCAACTGTCCTGCCGCTTGAGATGCCAAACTAGCACCCTGCAGCCCATATTGACCTGCGCCAGTGGCTGCTTGGACGCCTTGAATACCTTGCGCCGTACCTTGCATACCTGCTTGCTGACCACGAATCCCTGTTTCTGCACCCTGAATACCGAGCTGACCACCAGCAATCTGTTGACCAACACCCTGAAGACCGACTCCAGCGCCTTGCATACCAGCCTGAGCGCCTTGAACTCCAAGTTGACCACCAGCAATTTGCTGACCCACGCCAGACAATCCAATACCAGCACCTTGCATGCCTTGACCAGTACCAGCCAAACCTACGTTAGCCGCAGCCAAACGCTGACCTGTACCTTGCAGACCAAGACCAGCGCCCTGCATACCTTGACCTGTGCCTTGAAGACCAAGCTGTCCAGCAGCCAATCGCTGACCTGTACCCTGCAGACCGAGTCCCGCACCTTGCATACCGAGACCATACATTTGACCGGCTTGACCAACACCCTGCATGCCAGCCTGTTGGCCTTGAATGCCTTGAGCGGTTCCTTGCATACCAGTCTGAAGACCTTGGTACCCAGCTTGTAAGCCTTGAATACCTAAACCTGCACCATATTGCTGTGCCTGTTGTGCTTTCTCAAATGCAGATTGTGATCCAGTGGCTTGAATACTTGCCAGACGATCCTGAAGACCGCGCTCACCTTCTGCCTCAACCAAAGCAGCACGATTGCCACCAAACGCACCAGCAGCTACTGCACGAGCCTTATTACCTTGTTGACTAATATCAGCTTGACGACGAGCCTCTTTGGTTTGCACATCAACCACGTTCTGCATGTATGGTGACATGTACGCTTGCTGTGCTTCTGGGGACGTAGCCATTCTCTGGTAGTCTTGCTGCGCTTGAAACCCTTGCTCTGCCGCACTGACCCCACGCTGTCCAATACCCATGCCCTGCTGACCCATTTGAGCAGCACCAGCACCGTACCCTGTGGCATCAGAAGCTAGACCAGCAGCTTGAGCACCGTAACCAGCACCTTGGGCACCATATACATCAGCTTGTCTTTCAGCAAGACGCTGCGCTCGTGCGGCTTGATTTGCGCCTTGTGCTCCGAATTGAACACCGAGCTGTCCATATATATCTGCCTGACCCTCAGCTACCCTCTGAGCATCCATTGCGTTTTGTGCGCCCATTGCTCCATACTGCATACCTTGAGCGCCGAACATCTGAGCGTTTTGTTGTGCAAGGCGTGAAGCATCCATTGCACCTTGGGCACCCTGAGCACCATACTGAGCGCCCTGTGAGCCGTACAAAGAAGCTTGGCGTTGAGCCTGAAGAGCAGCGTTTTGAGCTTGTTGAGCGCCTTCTGCGCCGTACTGAGATGCAGCAGCACCGTAGCCAGAACCTGCCTGACCATATCCAAGCGCTGTGTTTTGCAAGCCCATCGCGTTTTGTTGAGCGCCGAGACCTTGTTGTCCTGCTGTGTACGCTAGGTTAGAGGCATCGGTTAACTGACCGGCTGTTTGCATGTTTGCTACATCGCCCATCGCCTGCGCTTGCATCGGGGTAAACGCAGCGGTTCTCTGACCTGTGTATGCTTGGTATGGATTTTTATCAAAGTCAGTAACGTCGTAAGCCTTGCCGAGCATCTTCTCAACATAAGGCCGTGCGTATTCTGGAATAGACGTAGTGGTTACGTTTTGGTTTGCCGGAGCACCGCCTGTCCCACCACCTTGCGGTTTAATTTGACCACGAGCATCACGCTGAAAAGCCCTCTCGGGCAACATACCATCTAAGTCATAAATCATAGCGATACTCCGAGAATTCTGTATTTTTCTTCAAACCCAAAACGGGTCAATAACCTAGCAACTGAGTCTCTTGCAGCGCACTCAATGAGTGTTGCTCCATTTTCTTTGCAGGCATTTTCAAGTTGTTTAAACGTTCCTTCGGTAAGAATAAACTTTCCACCGGTACCTGTAATAAATGCCACTCGATGGTTAGGACGATTCGTAAACTCAACAGTCATTGCACCGTGAATCTTTTGTTCATCATCGACTGCAACCAACAACAACCACTGCCCGGTTAGTACAAACAACTTAATCTGATCTAGCGTGTAATCACCTTGGGAATGCATCTGAGACTCAGCTAAAAAATCCCGGACAAAATCCCATGTTTGGGCGGCGAACTGTACCGGGACGTGCTGTATCTTCATGCGGGTGCATACCTATTGGCTTTCTTTACATTTTCAACACCCGGAATAACTCGTACATTTGTTGGTACGTGCAATCCAGAAACCAACTTCCCCTGCAATGGGATTATATGATCTACGTGCCAACTAAACCCAAACATTTTTGTACGTAACGCAGCAAGCTCATATGCCTGTTCAAGCATCCAGTAATCGTCTACAGTTAACCAAGCAGGAGTACGTTGAAGTTTTGCAGTGCGTCTTTTGGCATGCAAGGCTAAGTTTTTGACTTTGCCGTTTGGTGTTTGTTTATATCGGCGCTTTACCACTGGGTTGCTTTTTTCTGGTGAACGTCCGTGTGTTAAGCGATAAACTTTGGCTTTTTCTCGGCGGTTTTTTAACCACTCCGGGTTTTGTTTGTTTAATTCATAACTTTTTTTCTTTTCTTGTAAACGTGCATTTTGAGTTTGGTAGTAGTAATTTTTGCGGCGTGCGTAAACAACAGCAAGTTGTTCTGGAGTTTTGTTAGCCCAACGCCTTGCGTTACCACCGCCAACAGTAGATAAACGTTTAACTTTATTCTTTACACAAGTTGAACAAGCTCTGTCTTTTACATATCTATAAGTAAGATGCCCGTGTTTACACGCAACCCCAGTAAAATACAGGTTGTGACCTACCGCTCTGGCTTCTGCAAGAGTTTTAGGCAGGGAGTAGATTTCTGGCTTTTGCATCGGCGGCAACCTTACCTTTACCTACTGTTTTTTTACGAGCATGCTGCACCCGATCCATCATCTTATAAAGCTGCCTTGCACCTGCATCTGTTGAACCGTTACCAAGTTCAGAAACAATTCGCGATGGCACGACAAACTCGCCATCTGCAAGACGCGCAGGTTGTTTATTACCTATTGTAGCGGGAATAGAGTCGCTCGTCCCATTTCCGGGGCCTTTAAGCAACTGACCACCATCGGAGTATGAACCAAGCAAAGAGATGCCACCTTCTGCGTAAGAACGCATTAAGCCACCGTTGGCGTTCTCAGAAACAGAAGAATGGTTGTAATAAGGGATGCTTTCAATGAATTCGTTTTGAGCGTCTTCTTTTCTTTTCTTTTCTGTACCGATAAGATCGGTATACTCTTTTGCAACCCCAACCTTTGGTGGAGGCGGTGCTACATAACCAACAGAACCCGGAACCTGATTCGGGCCGGGACGAAGATTTACGTTGTATTGTTGATTTGCACGTTCCATAATCTGTGCGTTATATGCAGCAACAGCGGGGTCTACTGTACGTACAGGGCGTGAGTAGCGTTGCATTTCAATGCCGGGTTCACCACCTTCAGCAAGGGCAATAATGCCACCGTTAGCGGCTGTGTAGTCTTCAACAGGAGTAACAGCACCTTCTGTAAACCCGCGATTTCCTGTGTAGTAGTTTTGACCCGGTTGACCAAACAATGGATTTCTTTCACCCGGATTGAAATCAAACTCACGGATATTGCCTTGTTCTGGGCTTGGAGGTTTTTCACCGGGAGCCATCATGCCACCGAGTGCGCCACCAGTCAACGCGCCTTTGTTTGCGGTTAGGAAGTTACCGATACCTCCAGAACCACCGAATAAACCGGGATTGGCAGCAGCAGTGGCAGCTTGATCTGCAGCAATAAATGTTCCGGGATTACCAGCAGAGGCAGTAGCTGCACTAACTGCTTCACCACCAATTCCTGCAGCAGCTTCGCCACCCATTACACCTCCAGCAGCGGGCATTAGCACACCACCGAGAGCGCCACCTACACCGCCCATCAGGGCACCTTTAAGCACATCTTTACCCTGCAAGGCAGCAATACCGCCACCCATTGCAGCGCCCATAAGTAATCCAGCTACGATAGGTATCATGTTTTTTACTCGCTTTGGAAGTTATTCAATATTATCATGCGGGTAGCCTAGATACAAAGACTATGCTACCTACAGCGGAGGGGTTTGAAGGACGAACGTAAGGAACTGTTTGCGCAGGGAGGGAATCCATAAAGACACCCAAAGTCCCGCCAGAGGTCGCAGCTTGCTCAGTTGCCCACCAAAGTCGTATTTCGTCGTTTTTCTGTATCTCAAACGTTAACGATGAGTATGCAGTAACGTAAGCAAATACTCCTGCGCTTTTTCTGGCAGGAATTGTAAATCTACTGGACGATCCGGGCACTACCGTACCGTTAGTTTGCAGCCACACAAAAGCATCATGCTGTACGTTATCTGTATTGGCAAGCTGCAAACTAAAATCAATTTTGTACACGCCGCTTTGACTGGCTGTGGCATACCCTGTTGGGTCTAGGGTAAACCCGGATATTGAATCTAATACATCAAACAATACTAGCGTAGGAATGTTGTTCCCAAGAGCATACTGATCCGCATTGTTTTGCGCTGCAATATGAGGGTTCTGCAAATACTGACCACCATCTATACCAAGTACAGCAGCGTTGGAGTTGTCAATCTGAGCAAAGTACAAACGAAGCGCATTACTAAACTGCTCGTGGTATTGAGGCGCGTACTGGCTTGGAGCCATCGGTAAGTTCGGTGACTTCGATGGGCGGATCGTGATTGTGTTTCTGGGAGCTGTTGCCATTTAGATCACCGTCTGCCGTCATTTTTGATGTCGGCTCGAATACTACCAAGCTGCCATGCCACACCTAACTGATCTGACTCAATGCGTAACGCCATCTGCCGTCCACGCAGGCGGGTATAGACCTGACCATCAAACTCTTGAATGTCGTAGGATCGTGTGAAGCGATAGTCGTCCTGACTCTGCACCGTGGGGTTATCTGCTGGACTATACGGCGCACCAGCGTTACGGCGAGGGCGAATCTCCATCTTAACCGTTGGTTTGTCTGCGTACGATCCGTTAAAGTTAATGTCAGGCAGTATGCGCCACACAAACGCAAAGCGATCCCCGTCCCCTATATCAAAGTCGGCAGACTGAATGTAAGCATAAATTGGCACAGCGGTTTCACCTGCAACGTCATCCGTGCCAACTTCATGGAACAGAATGCGGTTGTCGTAACTCGCAGCCATCGGGTAGTCACGAAGTGGAGAATCAAGCCAAGCCGTGCGGCTCAAGGAACCGTAGTACCAGAGGTTTTCAAGGTAGTTGTAGATGACGTACTTGTCTACAGCGGTCGAGCCGTTTGAGCAGTAGAACCACCACACTTCGTTATAGGCTTCGTTTGACCCGGAAAAGACTTGGTACGCCTGATCTAAGTTCAGGTCGTTAAATACGTATTGACGCAGTGCACAAGGCAAGGTCTCAACCCGACCTGAATACACATAGAACTTATCCCGACCCATCCAGTAGGTTACGTTGTTTGCGGTGACAGCAGCGTTGGGGGACACGATAGACAGGTTGTCCATCAGGAGGTTAAAGCCCCACACATAAGGCGCACCCAGATACTGCATGGAGTACAACGCGGAGTCAGTCCAGATCAGGTTCTCTTGACGGGTTGGGTTTGAGGTCACGATGTAAGAGCCGTGGGAAAGACGGAACTCACCAGACTGGTTTGTAATAGCTGGCACCCATTCAAACGGGTTTTCTTGGTCAGACCAGCGTACCAGCATCGGATCAAAGGCTGTATTGGCATCCAGTGGATCGTAAGGATTAGCGCCCATCGCAATCACAAACCGCTGAATAGCGGAGGCAAGAACCTCATTTGTTTTGTTAGGTACGAACTGACCCGCAAACCCAGCGGCAGTAGACAAGTCACTCAAAAACTGCGCCCTTACTGTCGTACCGAGTGTGGCATCCCAGTAGAAAATCTCACCACCACGAGGGGCAAGGATAAGGTCTTCACCGTAGTTATCCGCCGTCCAAAGACGAAGCTGCTGCCCAATACCAATCGTTGCGGGAGAACCCCAGCCACCACTACTCCAAGGGTCTGCTCCCCATCCGAGACCAGTGATAAACGAATCCAGTCCGGTTGTCTCTTGGTATTCAGCAATTACAGCCGCGCCACCACCAGATGTGGCAGACGTAGAAAACACACCTGCAATATTAATTGCGTATTTAGAGGTGCTGATGTAGCGCAACACCTGTTGTTCTTTGTTTAAATTGGCAGCGGAAAACCCACCGAACGGCCCTGTTGTACCACTATAGGTAACGAAATCGTTCTGTACAACGCCGTGGTTTAGATCAGTTACAACAATTGTAGAACACGCTACGTTCGCGCCAGATAAATGCGCCGCTGCTGTCGTTCCGTTGTACCCACGGGTTAACCCTAAAAGGCTGCTGCCAGATACCTGACCGTAAAATATCTCTTCTGTGCCGATCTTAATGATCCCGCCAGTAGCAGGGAAAGACGTTGCGCTCGTTAGTGTCAATGATGTTTGGGTGTCATTGATTCCCGCAGAGAGAGTATTGAAGGCTGTGGCAAACGGATTACCTGTACTAGGAGGTACAGGCCCAAGCATGGGGTTTACAGTCTTACGAATAGGCGTGATGTCGTTGTACGAACCGCCAGCCTCAATGTAATACTTGAGATTAGTGCCGATGCCGAGGTAGTTTGCGCCCGCAAGCGATGACCAATTCCACAACGAGCGAGCAGTACCCAGATAGCTTGCATTTGAAAGACGCTGCCAACCACCAAGCTTCTCTGCATTACCAGAACGAAAACGAATCTTGTCGCACGAGTAAAACCGCCCTTCAGCACTGTAAGAGGTACCTTCGCGGAATAATCCGGGTTGAAGTGCAATTTTGGTGATTGTCATGCTACAATCCTTCCATTAATAAGGAGAGCACTATGTATATTTATATTTGGAAAACACCTGAAGGCGTTCCGTTTTACGTCGGTATGGCAAAAAACGTTCGTCGTCCAAGTCCAAAATCTATAGGGCACAGAAACGAAGCATGCAAAGCAAAGGTCGCAGAAATCGGTGCGGACAACGTCATTATTGAACTTCATACCGTTTCCGATGTAGAAAGTGCGAGAGAAATGGAACGTAGCTTTATAGAGCTGTATGGTCGCATCTGTAATAATACGGGCACATTAACTAACATAGCAAGAGGCGGCGAGTTTAGAGACCCCTCAGCAGAAACCAAACGCAAGCTCAAAGCAGTCTGGGATGATCCTACGTACCGAGAAAGCGCATTAAAAGCACGAAGAAAACCAAAAAATCTAGCTGAAAGCACCAGACAAGAATTAAGAGAACGTTTAAAAGCAAACCCCGCCATGCAAGGCTGGAGCCAGCGCAACGGGCAACCTGAGTTTGAAGCAAAGCGCATAGTCGGTCTTTTGGCAGTGCAAGACAAAATACGCGAAAAACTCAACGACCCAGTAGCCAAGGAGCTTCGTAAAAAACGCCTTAAGGAAACCGTTAATTCTCCCGAGTACAAAGCCAAGCGCAAACTCTTAATAACACCAGAGTATCGAGCAAAGCTTTCCGCAGCTAAACGGGCATACTGGGAAAAGAAACGGGCTGAAAAAATCATCACTACCCTCTGAACGTTTTCATTTTAACTAGCTTGCTCAAAATAAGCCATAATTTGTGAGTACTTCATCTGTCGGTCGTCAAGACCGTTGTAACCCCCATTGATCCGGCGGCACATCCCACTCACATCCTGAGCATCAGCAAGTGTGTTTAAACGGTTTACATCCCAGAACCAACCTGCACTCTCTGCTGCATATTTGGGAAGTTCTACGATTTCTGGCTTTTGCAGCGCTTCATTATTGCAGGCAAGAGAGTAGGCAACATAGTTATTTTTGCCAGTAAGCTGGATCAGACCCCTGCCAATAAATTTACTTCCGTCACCAGAGGCTTCATCCCTGTTGCCCATCCTATTAGCGTAAGCACGGTTAGCGATCTTTTCAGGCTGCATGGCATACCTCTGAGCTATTTCCACGGTAGGAAACTGACTAGGCCAGACCCTCATCAGGCTCGCTGCGGAGTAATTCAGGTTCTCACGAACAAACTTAAACCCACCAGATTCATGCGCTGTATTACTCAAAAACCCTGCAATACGGAAAGGCGAGTCAATAGCAAACTCTTGGCATGTGTCGTTTAATGCACCTACCCACTTGTCCGCCAGCTCCGGTGTTGTAATGCAGCGCAACATATTAACGGTGACTAAGCTCATTTCTTCTGTGCGTAAAACAGTGTGCGGTCGCCGAACAGGTAGAAGCCAACAGCAGAAGCAAAGTTGTTAACGGCTGGATTGTCTTGCCCTGTCACCATCATAAATGACCAAGTACCTAGAGCAATAGCCGCTACAGAAGGGCGCATGAGGCGCACAACCGACTCAACCCACGGGTAGGTAGTACCACCAGCCCCTGCGCTATTCATGGCTTTGAACATCTCTAGATCGACGTTACGCATCTGTACATACTCGCCCACGTTGGTAGGTTTGTATACATCGGACTGAATGAACCGCCCGATCAAGGATTTACCCAGATCAACCGCAAGTGGGCCAAGTGCAGCAAGTATTGTAATCGGATCCATATTAGTTCCTTAAAGCTTCATAATATAAGCAAGAGCAAAGTACGGAGGGCGGTTCTCGTGTGCCGAACCACTGCCTGTGCCGTTTGATGTAAAGCTAAATGTATGGGTGTGGCTTTCATTGGCGCTCATTGCACCAGATGTAAATGTATGGGTATGATCGGCGTTAGCACTCATTGCCGCAGAGGTAAGGCTTATAGCATGTTGGTGGCTTGTAGAGCTAATGCCGCTGGTTGTGAACCCGTGAACGTGGTTTCCAACTCCTTCTATTGCGTTGGGGCTTAATGTCCCAAGAGCGCCACTAGAACCCGGAACAGCATCAGTAGAGACACCTGTTCCTCCGTTTCTATATTGCAAATTGTGGTTGTGAGCGCCTGCCGAATCTGTCGTACCAGTGTGGGTGTGGACTACGGACTGTACATCAGAGTTACCGATTACGTTGTGGGTGTGGGCAATGTTAGTAGACGCTGTTGTGCCGCTATGTGTGTGGGCAAGATTAGTAGACGCTGTTGTGCCAGATCCAGTATGCGTGTGGCTCGGCAGTTGCGCTGTAGTGAGCGTGATTGTGTTTGCACCGCCCGTAGCGTTTACGGCGTATGTAGTGCCTGCACCAACAATAAAGCGGTCACGTAGATCAGGGGTACCTAAAGTACCGTCACACAGCGTCCAGCCAGTAGGTATAGAGACAATGCTACCAGACCATAAAGTAATCAAGCCAACAGGTAGTGCACCGGGCAGCGCCGAGGCGATAGCAGCGTTTGTAAATGCTGTGGTGGCTAACTGAGTAGTGTTTGTGCCTCCAGTGGCTGTCGGTGCAGTAGGAACACCTGTAAAGGCAGGAGAGGCCAAAGGAGCCAAGCCAGCAGTGTCGCTTGCGATTTCTGCATTAACAAAAGCTGTGGTGGCTACTTGTGTAGTGTTAGTTCCAACAGAAGCCGTGGGAGCGGCGGGTACACCCGTAAATGTGGGTGAGGCCAAAGGAGCTAAACCAGCAGTGTCACTAGCGATTTCTGCATTAACGAAAGCCGTTGTTGCAAGCTGGGTAGTATTTGTACCAACAGTGGCTGTAGGCGCGGCAGGTACACCTGTAAATGTGGGTGAGGCAAGTGGCGCAAGACCCGCTGTATCCGACGCAATCTCAGCGTTAACAAAGGCGGTTGTTGCAATCTGGGTGGTGTTTGTACCGCCAGCGGCTGTAGGCGCAGTGGGAGTCCCAGTAAATGCAGGAGAATTAAAAGGAGCAGCAAGCGATGTGATTGCATTTGCCCCAGTCGTAATAGAGCGTCCAACCACTACGTTTGACTCATTGCAGGTAATGTACGAATGAGACAGCGGTGGGCAATCAAACGCCACGCCCGATGCGGTCTTTACCTGAACGATATTAGCGGTTGCGTTCTGTACGGTGTAGCTTTTGTTCTCGTTTGGGATCGTGAGAATTCGAGTTACACCGGGTGTGCCAATTACCGCAAGCACCGCACTTCGTGCCTGATCAACCACACCGTTCAGTGTAGTAAGCGTAATGTTTCCAGCGGTGACATCAAGGGTTGTAATCCCCGTAATAGCCTGCTCGATTAACTCACCGAGGTTATTGTTTGTAGTTGTACCCCAAACGCCAGCCTGCTCACCTTCACCGATGAGTTCAATACGTAACGAGGTCGAGAAGGTACTTGGCATGGGGACTCCTAAATTGTTTTCAGTAGTTTAAACGGTTATGCCCAGACACGCATTGGATAAGGTTTAGGATCAATACTAAAAGGCATCAACGGCTCTGCGTTCTCGCCGTCCACTACACGCACGTTCACGAACCAACCATCGTAAGGTACAGGCTCTGGTGGTGGCTCTGGTAACGGATCAGGCATCGGCTCGTAGATTACGCCGATTGTGTCGATGTTCTGATAATTGGGCGTGGTGTAAGCCTCAACAATGATTACGCCTTCGTCGTCCACTTCTTCAGGGTGAACTGTGTAGAGGATCGCATCGGCTTCGGCTTGGTCAGCAAATCGGAGGTACATGTCAAAGAACGTAGGCATATGATTTCCTTTTTACGATAGCGTTAATTGCTTGACCAGTCACACCAAGCGACTCGCCTAATTTATATTTGTCAATTCCAAATTGTACCAATCGTCTAATACCTTTGACCTGAGTTTCAGTAAACTTAGGATTGCGACCAATCAAAAATCCATTCTTGGATTCGCTGCGCCTAATTGCAGATTGTGTTTTTGAACGCAACTGACTGTTCCATCTATCTGCATTAACTGACATCATTACGTTTTCGTACCGTGTTCCGGGTTGCAAATGATCTGGGTTTACACAAATACGATTATGACAAAGATGCATCAAATCTAAAGACTTTTCAAAAACACCCTTAAACCAACCATAAACAACCCTATGAGCTAACGTGCCTTTTGCTGTGCCGTAACCACCCTTGTTCATACTGCCCATCCAAACCCAACAACCGGAGTTGGGTTCTTTTACAACCCATTCGTCAATTGTTTCTTTGGTTAATTTTTTATGATGTTTCATAATGTTTCCTTTAACCTGTAAGTGCTACTAAATTAGTGTTGCTCAGGCGAATGGGGTAATAGGATAGCTTTTTAATGTGTCCATTAAGTGGTTGACTAGAACCAGAAAATAGGTTGCCTAATGTTAAGCGATTAACGTCAAAAGGAATTAGCGCAAGGGTGTCTGTTTGAATTGCCTCACCGTCAAATGATGCGGCAATGTCGTTTACTTTATATGCCATTGCTGATTTATAACTTACACCACTTACCGGAGCTGTACCTTTACCTAAAATAGCTTGATCGGTAGCATTAGCTCGTACGCTATTACGAATATTAGTACTTATGTATTGATTAATGTATAAAGCATTATTAATTGAACCGTCACTAATACCCGCAACAAGATGTCCTGATGCCGTTTTTGCCCCACAAACAGACTCACTATAAACCGTACCTTCCGCAGCGTTATACCAACTTGTAAAGTTCGTCCCTACCATGCTCGCACTATCAGCCGCACGGGTTACTTGGCTTGCTACTGTTGGGATGTAGGATGTGGCAAACGCTCCGGCTTCATTTTGTGCGCCCCAGATGTAGATACCTGAGTAACCATCTCCTGTATAACTTCCTAATATTGCAGCATTGGTGGGGGTTGTTGTATTTGTCAGACCTATTGTAAATACCTGATTGGCAAGAGGGCTTGTAAATATAATAGAAATTCTATACCACCCATTGCCTACACTAGTTACTGTTGGAGAACTAGCCACATTTTGAATGCCATCATTAAATGGTCCGCCTGCCACAGTTCCTGTTGCGGGGTTAAATAAAAAGTAACCCCACCGTGTGTTTGCAGCAATTTTTGCACCAATATAAACATACCTAGTTGCACCGCCAGCGACTGCTTTAACATAAAGAGAAATTGCATTTCCGGTAACAGCCAAAAACCCGCTACCGCCGAGCAATAAAGGACTGACTGTTCCAGTACCTTCAACAATTGCATCCCCCGTCAAAGTACCGTCAGGCGCAATAATGGTGTTTGTAGCAATCGTAGCGTTCGTTTTCGTCCAAGCAGCATTATCAAACTGCTCGGAATACGTCACCAAATTAGTGCGCTGTTCCTCAATCAATAGACCCAAGCTCTCAAAGGTCGTAGGGTTGTGATCGAACCTTGCCACGTTTGATGCCGCTGTTTCTAGTACAGGAACGTAGTTAGTGATGGGCTGTGTGGTTGTGGGTGTGTAGGCTGTGACGGTTGAGCGTTGTTCTAGCTGTGCGCCCCAGAGGAAAAGAGTTTTGCCGACAGTGCTGGTGTAAACAAACGCATTGTCAGTGTCTACGATTCTTACAGATAAATATATATTTGCGGTAGGCACTGTGGCGGAAACAGTAATTCTAAACCAACCCGCACTTAATGCCGTAGAAGAAGATGCTGTAATCGTGTATCCGGCGGTAACCGAGCTTGAACCTGTCAAAGCTCCTGTTTGAGCGTTAAACCAAAGGTTTGCACCATTAGTTGCGCTACCTGTCCAAATTGAAAGAACGCCGAAATCAGCAGTGCCCGCTTTAATAAATACGCTGCTAGTGTATGTATTAGCTGTTACTGCAACCGCAGCGCCGTTAAACACAACTGCGTTTGATGTGCTTGCGCCAGTTAACGTGTCAGCGGTTGTAGTTCCATCTGGTGCGGCTGTAGAGTTAGCCGTTACCGTTAACCCTGTTTTGCCCCAAGCCGCATTATCAAACTCTTGTGAATACAGCACCAAATTCTGCTCCGCCAACGCTGTGCGAGTGCCGTAGTACGTGGCTGTGGTTGCACGGGCAAAGGTTATGCGACTATCTAACGCTTGGACGTTTGCAAAGTCAAGCAGAAGCGATGGCGAAATAGCGGGAAAGTTCTGTGCGATTGACATTATGTATCCTAGACCAGTTTAATGGTGTACGGTGTACCGGGGGTACTGGAGCGCATAGACACCAAATTGCCTGAGCTTCCAGCAATACTAAGCGCATTTACCGATGTTATGGTGCTGGCTGGGAAAGTAATCTGCGATGCCGTAGCGTTCGTGTTGGTCATATCTGCAAACGTATTTGCACCAGTAATCGTAAGCGTTCCAGCACCGCCTTGGTTTAGCGCAAAGGGATAAACACCGCCGCCACCAGCAAAGGTCTTGGCTGTTGCAAAGTCCATACTAATCGTGCCTGTTCCGCTAAAGGTCAATCCAGTAGTCGTTGCTGTATAGTTGCCGCCGTTAACTGCAAGCCTACCGTTAACACCTAGATTTAAGGTGCGAGTATTAGAGTTAGAGGAGCTAAATATTCCTGTGGTAAATACTTTGCCGTTGACATTAAGTACGCCGTTAGTCAGCGTAAATTGACGAGTAGAACCCATCGTCAGGTTGTCTTGTAACTGGACAGTACCACCTACTCCGTTTTGAGTAATGGGCATATCCAAAGCGACGCCATTTGTGGTGATTAGTTGTGTGCCTGATGTAGCTGCAAAAGTAATAGCATTTGTCCCAGAACCGACCGTCATACCCGTTGAAAATGTTAAATTGCCATATGTAAAAATCGGTCTATTGGTAAATGTTCCACTAAACCCAGTAAAGTTTAAGTTTCTAACAGGGGTTGTTTGGTTAAGCAGGATAATATCTGTGCCAGCAGTTACATTATAGTTAAGTGCATTAGCTTCTGTTATTCCTGTTGTATTTCCACTGCTTATAGCCCGTGTTCCAACCGAGCCACTATAAGTAAAATTAATTTTGGGCGTTCCAGTATATGCAAACCCTGTAGATATTGTCATATTCCAAATTGTGCCACTATTGCCCGTAACATTTATCTCACCAGTCCCAAACGCTATGACTCTTGTATTGGTGTTGGTCGAGCTAAACGCAAGACACGTTAATGTCCTGTTGCCGCTAGACAAGTCTAGTGTCCCGCTGGTCAATGTAACCGTAGCCGAGCAAGTTGTATCCTCTGCTAGCTGTAGCGTTCCGGTTGCAGAATCAATAGTGATAGGCGGTACAAACGTAGCGGTATTGGTATCTAGAATCTGCGTAATGCCTTGACCATGAAAGTTCCATGCTGCCGTGCCTGTCATCGTGACCGCAGAAGATAGCGTTACATTTTTATATAATCTAGGTTGAAAAGAGCCACTAGCAAGCGTCATCGCATTACTTCGAGTAGACGCATCTAATTCGCCAACCCACCACGCTTGCTCAAAAGTAATTGTTGCGCTAGTGTTAAGACCAGTGTTTTCAATAATGGCTTTGTCTTGTGACAATGGAAAGTTGTTAGCATCAACAGCTCCACCAGAAGATAACGCCCATCCTGTAGCTGACCAGTTGCCACCAGCAGCAAGATTCCAATACACGTCTTTAGCTGCTGTAAAGGTAATGCCGCTGTTGCCTAGTGCATTACCAAGCCGTGTGCCTGTCCATGTGCCAACAGAACCAGCAGTAGCAATATCTCTGAAGTCACAATCCGCCAGAGCAGCAAGAGTTCCATTCAGCGTAATCGTGCGCTGCGTTCCGATGACGCTTGATTGAATCTGTATTCTACGAATAGAAGTGTTCGCTGCGCCTAGAGTTAAAGTGCCGTTTACGGTTTGATTGTCGTGAATAGTAAAAATTCTTGTTCCTGTAGCACTTCTGCTTGTAAAATTTAAATCATTAAATGTGTTTGCATTTAAAATTGCAGGAGTGCCAGCAGTGTTAGCTGTAAAAGATACATTGTAGAAAGTTTGACCGCCGCCAGAAAAATTTGGACTAGCCGAAGAACAAGTAATCTGTGATGTACCAGCGTTAAATGTAAGCCCTGCTGTTTGTGTAAAATTAATAGCGGTAATATTACTCAATGTCACTGTAGATGAACCAAAGTTAACTACTTGCGTTCCTACAGTATCAACCCTAAAAATCCCTCCAGTAATATTGAAATTACCAGTATCAAATGTTCCGTTAGCAACCGATAAAAAATGACTTGCGCCGTATGTAAATGCCGAACCTAAAGTCCACCCCCCGCCAACACCATTAAATGTTATGTTTGTAAAGGTTAAAGAAACTCCATTAGTGGTAATTGTCTTACCCGTAGTGGTTGCCCTAAAAGTTACAAGCGCACCAGAAGTAGGCGTCCAAACAAGTCCTGATGCTGGCAAAGTCATTGAGCCGTAGCAGTCGATTACAGCCGTAGCACCCAAAGAAAATGTGACGTTACCTGAAGCAGGCCCAGCGGCAGTTAGGTCGCTACAAACAGCGTTAGTGCCTATCGTTACCGTGTAAAGTGTTGCGTTAGAAGCCGAGTTAAAGATGACGTTATCAACAGATGTAGGCGCACTAGCACCGCCAGCGCCACCAGAAGTCGCAGACCAGTTTGTCGTTGTGGTGGCATCCCACGTTCCAGTACCACCTACCCAATAGCGATCAGCCATTATTCTTCCCCTTCTTCAGGAGTAATAGCAATCAGGTAATCCTGCCACCGCTTCTCCTCAATAGCATCAATGTCAGCCTCAGTCCACGCAGCATACTGAGCAGGCGAGACTACAATAGCGTCCACCAGTTTGGTTTCTGCGTTGGACTTTTCAAACTCAATGTGTACTCGCCCGTCAGGCATGGTGGTTATGGTTCTCATACGAAATTCCATCCTAAGTTATTGCCGCTGTTGGTGCTGTTTACCGCAACGCCAATCGGTTGTTTAGCAGTCCCTTCAAACACGCAATCTTGCAGGCTTACAAAGTTGACACTAACTGGCAATAGACTATAAACAGCGGCGTAAAGCGCATTGATTTGATTTTGTAAATTAGTGATTACTTCATTACCCTGATACGCCAAAGCTCCAAGGTATTGATTAAGCGGGATTTCGTTAGGATCTGTGCCTACATCGGCTTGAGATACAGAGCGGTCAGCAGGATAGGTAACGAATACGTCCTTTGTCCCTGAGACGAAGCTAACTTTAGCGCCGCCTGCTGAAGACTCAAGAACAATATCACGGCTCAGTGTCGTACCAGAGGAGGTATATGTACCGATACCAACTTCCCAAGCACCGGTTGCCACGTCTACAATGCTGTAATAGGTTGTGTTGCTGTTGCCAATTACGGAGAACGCTTGAAACCCCGACACAGCGCCAAGCAGCGTAAGGGTTCCGGTACCTGTCGTGGTTGTGGTTTCTCTTACCCGGTCTTTTACGATGAGCGCCATTGTCAGTCCTTACGAAAGCGTATTAATAAGTGTCCAGACTGTCGGGGAATCAGTTGGTATAGGCTCCCATTGCAGTCGGGCAGAAATTTGATCTAGCGTGTGCGCCGAAGTCACTATATTGGTTTGAAACACTACCGAAGAGGTCACAAAGTCAGTATAGCTCGCGGAGGTAATAACTGTTGCATTTCCAACAATTTTTGTTAGTGCCTCATCCTGCATAACCGCTGTCTCGTCCACTACGGAGTTAACTGTGTACGTCGCAGAAATTACATCAGCGCCTGACGCCGATTCTAAAAACAGCAAATTGTAGGTAAGAATGCTAGAAACATCCTCAACGACGCTCGCCGCATCTACAACAGTCGAACTAAACGCAGGATTGCCTAAAATCGAATCAGACTGTGTAGCGCCATCCGAAAACGTGCGAACAAAATCAATATTGCCGATGGGGTTATCTAGACCAAAAGCATCTTCAACAACTGTAATAAAAGACTCGCCGCGAGAAAAAACACCATCAAGCGCCACCGCGCTTTCTGTTGCGAAGCCAATTACCGTTGTCTGGGCAGAGAACAAATCTCCCGACACCACCGCCAGCTCATCCCCGAGACCGCTAAAAGGCCCAGAGGACATAGACCCTGCAGAGAAACCACCGCCTACCTGACGACGTATAGTCGTCGAAGCTTGCTCAGAAACCGAACAGGAAAATGTAGGCACCGGTTACGTCCTTACGCTGCACTGAGGGAGAACTGATACGTTACGTTAATGATGTCACCTGAAATCACTGCACGGTCGCCGGGGGCTTGGAAGTCTGCTGCTGAGAACAGAATACCGGTCGTGCCGCCCTTGGTGTTGTTGCTAATCAAGAACGCACCGCCCACTGTCGTGGTGCCGTTAATCGAGAACTGAGCAGGTGATGCACCGTTGCTAATCACTGATGGGTTAGCCGCTGTAGGTGAACCAAACGTAGCTGCAGGGCGAGTCGCCTGTGAATACGCAGTAACTTCTGTCCAGCCTACGTGAGAAGCCGCTGTATCGCCAGACGCAGGGTTGTTTGTAGCGCCAGAACCATACAGACCAATAAACCAAGCTGCTGTGTACGATGAGCCTGTGAAGTACTTGGCGTTCATGTCTTGCAGACCGACGTTAACCACGAGGTTATGTTTTGCAGCTTCCCACTTGAGAACGCCGTCTTTGTCAAAACATTGGACGATAAACGTACCACCTGCTTTGGATTGGTCTTGCACACCGCCACCAGAGATCACTTGAGTTGCAATCGCATCGACGGAGTTTGCTGTTTCGTTGAACATTTAAAGCTCCTTAAATAAGCCGTATTAACGCCTGATCGGGCGTTGCTATTGGAAATTGTACTGTAAACGTTGCTGATGAAGTGCGATCCGCGCCAAAGTCAAGCACACATACCGAACCATCATCGCCACTCTTGTAAATCAAAGCACCACGAGCTGTAAACGCTCCAGACCAAGACACATTCTCAAACGTAACATATGCACTCGTCGTGCCAACAATTGGTGTTAAGACTTCCCCACCCGCTGTATACCCTGCCGCTACAACCTCACCCACTGTCGTATAAGCAGAAGTATTCTGATCAAGAGTCGCCGCATTGGTGTACAGCGCAATGTAAAAGGTGTCGCCGCCTGTAAAGTCAAACTGACCCTCGGTTAACCCGATTTTAAAGGTGTTGCAGGTGAAGTTTCCGGCAAATGGCATGTTTATCTCACTTTACCGGATACCGGACTTGACCACTTCTATAGGCATCTTGGCGTTCCTTGCCGTCTCCAAGCTGTTTCAACAGAGACATCGCCTCCATGTACTTTTGCTCGTAGTTAGCAACCACATCAGGCTCTTGACGTTGGAAAATACAGGCTTCACGCATTGCGCCATACAGCAGGGCGGTGTCAAAGTTATCACCAAGCCACGTAGTACCTGCGGTCACAATGGTTTCTGGATAGAAGAAGTAGTGCAGCTCAACTTCATAGCCGAGGTTTGGTGTCGGGCCAAGCATCAACGATATTTCGTTTGTCAGAGCAGGAGGATTATTAAAGGTTGTCGTAGGGCCAAAAATTGCGTAATACTTAGGTAAGCCAGTATCTGCGGGAGTAGGGTACGCCTGACGGATGAAGTTCACATCCTTGTTTAACAGATACTCGTATTCGCCATTTGTTTTTACGACTGCTACCGAGTACACCGATAGGAAGTCCAAAGGTGCGGCAAGGTACTTATTTCCCGGCGTCACAATACCAGTAACGTTCTTTCGCAAGTACGAGAGCTGAACAGAGTTATAGATACGCTGCTCTGCATTCTGCACAAATACAGGAATGTTATCGAGGAACAGTTGTTCATCGCTTTCCGAGTAAGCCTGTATAGCGGCGGAGAGTTCAGCGTAATTCATGTTTAACCCATTGGCCCACGAGCCATTGTGCCTTTCGTTGCCGCGCCTGTACCACGAATCTTAATGCCGGAAGTCTTGACATCATCACGGGCTGGATCTCCAGTACTGACACGCATAGCGGGGCCACAAGCTTTGAAGTCTTTTGCAGCCATTGTGTTGGGGTCTTTCTTTTTGGCATCCATATTAGCCTCGCTTTTGAGCTGCAATCTTCGCCAAACCACGACCCATTGACTTCATGTCAGCGTTTGTTTTGCCGCCCTTGGAAGTGGGTGTGCCTTTTCCTTTTAAAGCAGCAGCAACAGGGCCGCTATTACCGAGGTTTTTACCCTCAGTTTTACCTTTCTTTGCTACGCCATCTGCGCTACGTTTAAACATGATAACTCCTTAATTAACTGCTACTGACACTGTACCAAGTTGAACTTGAACGATCAAGCTATTTGGGGTAAGAAACGTATCAAAACCTCTTGCCCCACCAACCGGTGCCCAGCCCCACTGAAATATTCTGCTACCACCTGACGCATCACCATCTACGTCCAAGCCTGAAACGATGTAACTGTTATCAGGACGGGGATTGCGTACAGCCTGTGGATCATTAACCGGATACATACCTAACTGCAACTGTGGCTGATCAGGTTCCCAGCATTCCTTACAAACCAAGATATTTACGTTCTTGGTCTTAATCGTCAGAGTCTTCAGCTCCTTGAGCTTGAACCGGAAGTTGCACCGGTCGCACTGGGCAATCGCATACTTACCAGACGCAAATTTAGAGGGCATGACTCACCTCAGTAATAAAACGAGTTGCGCGGCACAAAACGAATTGAAGCTTTCTCTCTGTCCTCATCAGCGGCAAGCTGAAACTGTTGTTCGTATTCTGACTTTAGAAATAAGATTCGATCTGGAGTGACGTCCGGCAGTTTAGCCGACAGGTAAAACGCTAACCCAGCAACCATGCAAGTCAAGAAACGGAAAGGGATGTCCTGTGTTGACACGCCACCACCAGAGTCCTGAATGCGTCTTAAACGCCAGTACACGAAAGTGTATTGATCGCCCGGTGCATTAGGTGTAGGCCAAACCACAATCTTTGGGTTATTCACACCTGTAATTGGATAGTCTGCACCGGACTGACGGTTGATCCACACCTGAATCGGGCGACCCTGTGCGTTCTTGTTGGGAATCGTTGAGTAGGTAGACTCTGAAATACGACTGATGTTAATGTCAGTTTGGTTTTGACCTGTGCCTGTACGAACTACAGTATCCAGTAGGTCAATCGTATCCACGGGAAGAATATATGTGGACTGTCCTGTAACCATCGGGATCGAGCCTTGCTCAATCGTCCAGAGATTAATTCCTCGGTTTGCCCACTCAATGGTTAGCAGATTCAATGACCGACGGGCAGTACGTAAGTCATAGCCAGTACGCAATTCTTTTCCGCAACGCTCAAATGCCTCTTCCACTAAATCAGAGAGGTCAAGATTAAACGTCGAGGTGCCAGAGGTTGTCATTTAATTTTCCTGAAAGGCTTCACTTTACTCTTTACTTTATCTGGCTGGGGTACAAATTGCTTACCTACTGCTTTCCCTGCCCGTTTAGCACGAGTAGTTGCTGCGTATTCTGCGGGGGTTAATGCTTTAATTGCCTTCTCAGGTAGGTATCGCTCACCAGTCTGACTTGAAGGTTTCCCGCTTTTGGTAGTCCATTTCTGGTTTCCCCAAGCCTTCAAGGACTTCTGTGGCGCTTTCATTTATACCCACCGCCTGACGCTTTGTACTTCTTCGCGAGGAGCTGCGCTTTACGGGCTGACCATTTTCCAGCTCCAGTTCCTTGCGTATCTTGTGCTTTGATGCTTTCAAACAATGACTTCCGCATACTTGGTTTGGTGTAGTTGCCAGCCTCGTTGACCTTGGACTTAACCTTACCGCCGTCAGCATACATCGTAAAGTCTGTATCATCCCGACGAGCTTTAGTCTTACCCCCGGGCATTTTTGCGGGGTTAATCGCACCCATGCCACGAGAGGCTCTCATCAGATAAACTTCCCACGAGTTTTACCACGTTGAGCACAGCCATCAGCACGACTAGAAGCGGAGCTAACCGAACCGCCCTTTGCCATTTTAACTGCTCCGCCCTTGCGCTTATTCTTTGTGGCGTACTCAAAACCCTTGTCTGTGTCTTCCATCATCTTTTTCGATTCATCGGACATAGATACTCCGGGTGGCGCCTCACCAACATCGGTTGACATTTTCATGCCTTCCATCTTTTTACGGATGTCTTTATCCTTGGCTTCTTTTAACAATTCAGCCGTTGTCTTGCCTTTATTAAGGCGAAATGCAGCCAATTCTGCTGGAGTCATTTGAGTAGCCATAATTTTATCCTTAGCAGGTTTTGCCGCCAGACTTCATTTTAATCATCAAACCCTTGGTCTTACCTTTTGAGACACAACCGTCGGCACGACTAGATGCGGAACCACCATTCTTGAGCTTCATTAGGTTTGATTTCTTGCCACCGTGAAGCTGGGCCTCATGCATACCAACAGCTTTTTTAGCCATTGCTTTATCTTGTTTAATGTCGCTTTTCATAGCACCACCTTCCTTGAATAGATTCATTTTACCGTGATCGGTCTTAGGTTTACCCACTTTCTGCAGGTCAGGACGGCTATTGCCACCAAACCGTTTAAACTTTTTGCCTTTGCTTGCTTCAGAAAACTCTTGCGCTACACCTACTGGAATACCTGCTTCTTTAGCAAACGCTGGGTTGTGCGCTGCAGCATCCATAAACTTCTTTTGTTTTGCGCTATTCGCGGGCATTTTTATCAACCTCTAAAACTCGGTCAAGCTTGCGTTCTAACTTATCAAACCTGTCCAATATAGATTGCATATCCTGTCGCATTTCAGAGCGGGTTACGTGATCTCGTGAAAACTCTTCCCGGGTTCTGTTCAGTAACTTAGTGACATCGTTAAGAGATTTAAATTTTTCATTCATGATGTACCCAATTACCGCTACCAAAATAGTCAGCACAGAGTTCCACAGCGTCATTTCCATCGGCGTCATGTCAACATTTCCATCGTTTGAGACTTGCGGCTTTGCGTGTAGGACGACCTTTCTCATCCTTCATCGGGCCGGGCATACCGCTCATGCGAGCGCAAAATGACTTCTTGCGTGGGCCACCTTCAGGCTGTGGAGCCTTCAGATTAGACCCAGTTGCAGCGTTGTACTTGGCACGACCCTTGGCAGTTAAACCAGCTCCCTTAGCAACGGGAAGCTTTTCGCCACGACCGACTGCTAGGGAGGGGGTCTTCTTAGCCATAGAACACCGTGGCAGTTGCACTTGCCAACGTGACATGAATATCCGTGCGGCAAAGAATACCTTCGCCGGGAATAATGACGTTGACTGTGCCAGCCGCCGCAGGAGCTGTATAAGAGAAGACCGTGGTTCCACTTGCACCCCCGTTACGAACGACGACTGTGCCGCCTGTAGCAAAAGATACGACCAAGCCCTTTAGCCGAGCGGGGGCAGCATACGCAGTTCCAGTGGTAGTTCTCTCAGCCGCTTTTACATCTGTTTGCATCATAATTAGCTCCTAAAAACAATAAAACCCTCCGTAGAGGGTAGGGCTAATTAAGAGAGAGCTGCGCCAACAGCAGTAACCCAAGCAGCGCCAGTGTTAATCACAAGGCAGTACTCGTTATTGCCAGCGCCGTTGTCACTGATTGCATACACAGTACCAACAGGAACTGTAGCAAAGGCGGGAAGGTTAGCAGTCGTAACGACAGGCGCAATAAAACCATTAGTAGACGCGACTGGGCCGGAGAAAGTTGTGCGAGCCATGATAAATCCTTGTATATGCAGTACTACGCTTTACTGTCTCTGCATCGTCCGCTGGGGCGGTCAGTAAAGCTGGAGGTTCCCAGATGATGTATTTATACGCTTTTTAAGCGGGTTGTGCAAGGATTTTGTTGGACTTCTTTAAGTTTTCTTCTTGGGTAATAACACGTAGGTTCCACGGCACATGGAGACCACAAACTTCGTCGCTGCGTAAAGGCACGATATGGTCAACGACGTACTGTACACCGGTAATTTGCGTAACCGTTAGGGCATTAAGATATAGTTTTTTAATCTGGGCTTTATGTTCAGCGGTAAGCCAAGGAGGGCATGCATTTTTATGCCGCCTGCGACGGTCATTTGTATCTGCCTTTGTTATCTCTGGATTGTTTTTCTTCCATGTATTCCTGTATTGCTGACGTTGAGCGTTGTCCCGGCTTAACGCTTTCGTCATTACAAGCTCTTTGTTGGTCTCGTAATATTTGCGTTTAGCTATCTGGCCTGCATCTGATTTGTTGTACTGAGCAAAATACTCTGCGCGTTTAGTCTTACCTTCTCCCCACTCAATCTTCAGGCACTCTACACAAGAGCCTTTAGTCTTACGTAAGGCGATGTGCCCATACTTACACGGTTCGCCGGTGAAGTAGTATTTAGCTCCGGATTGTTTTGCTTCAGCTCTGGTTTTTGGGTGTTCCACGGTAATCTCCTGTAATTGACTTTGATACAGGAAATATACTTTATGTTTGTGTGTATGTCAAACAAAATAAAACCCCCACCTTGTGAGTGGGGGCTAATCAGGCTAAATGCTTGATTTTACTAGGACTGTCAAGCCCCCGCGCTGCCGTACATGCCAAGCGGATCGCTCCATCCAAAGCTGTAACGCTCGCGAGCCTTGTAACGTACGTTACCGGTATCAAAGTCACCATCCATTCCTGTACTCATAGGAGTGCGGACAAAGTGCTTCATACCGTTAGGCACGTCAGTTGTCAAGAACCAAGCATTGGTGTCGGTCAGGAAGTTGTTAACTGTGTAACCACCTG